ATGAAATTTATCAAGCATGCAAGATTGCCGTCGCGCAGGAAGATGCCATGATTGATTTAGCTTTCGAACAAGGACCTTTAGAGAATTTAGAATCAAAAGATGTTAAAAAATATATTAGATGGATTGCAAATCGAAGACTAGAACAGTTAGGATTGATCCGTTTGTACAATGTCAAAAAGAACCCTCTATTATGGCTGGACTCCATGTTGAATGCCGTCGAGCATATGAACTTCTTTGAAGGACGATCAACCGAGTACTCAAAGGCCGCAACACAAGGTACCTGGGACGAAGCGTTCAAAGATTTAAAATCCCCTTACTTTGAGATGCTAGAGAAAAATAAAATCGTAGGAGAGAAAGAGTTCTTTAAACCTGATGTGGAATCCGGATAAACTTTATATCATTTTTATGACAAGCGTGATCGTCGTTCTTACGCTACATCTTTTATATCAATATGGTTAAAACAGAAAAAAGAATGATTACTATTTCTAAAGACGAATACGCTGCTCTCACCAATAACGGCAACGCTAAATACATAGATGATGCAAAGATTGCCAAACACATCGAGACGCTTAAACAAATCATCACGGAAATGGAATCATGGATAAAATAAAATTTTTTAAAATAACTCTTGGACTTTTCATGTTCATCATTTTCCTATCGGTTTATATGGCGGTGACGGTATGAGTAATTACACCCATAAATATCACTCGAATCCTGAATTTAAAGAGAAAAGACTCGCGCAAACCCGAAAATGGGGGCGTAGCGAACGAGGAAGAAAAGCCAAACGCAAATGGTATGATGAGCATATCGGCACGGAACGCGGCTATCTTCTAGACCGATGGTACAACCTTACTTCTCGAGTCAATCGGAAAAATAGAAAGAAAGTCTCTCTCGACATTACCCGAAAAGAATTCTTTGAACTTTGGGAAGAACATAAGAAACATCATGGCTGGAACTGTGCGTATACCGGCAAGCTCATGACACGCACTCGATCAATGAATGAATTAAACTTAACGAGCAAAGACCTTCTGTCAGGCAAAAACTCTTTACAAAAAGTCCGGACGAATATGTCGGTGGATCGTATTGATAGTGATAAAGGTTATACTAAAGATAATATTACTTTCTGTACGTGGGACTTTAACGATCGGAAAGGAAACATCAGTGTTGCCGATATCCGGTGTATTCTTGAGCTTATTGAAAGCAGGAAATAACACTATTGACAACAGTCCCACATTTACCCAGGGGAAAGAGACAAGGAAATAACACTATTGACAACAGTCCCAGAATAACTTATACTTAACGTATGAAAGATAAAATATGACAAGCAGCAAGCCTCAAGTCCCAAATAGATTGTATAAAAATACTTTTCCTGAACTTCATCATCAGCTTATGGCGGATAAATATCCAGTCCCCCATGATTTGGATAAAGAAGAATATGAACGTCGATTAGCTGAAACAAGAGGACCAAACATAAGACCAACTGTTAAAGTTGTAATGTTTTGGCTGGGAGAATCAGTCACTAAAGAACATAAAATTATACCATGGAAAATAAGACTCGGTGAAGAACTTACTCAAACTGAAAAAAATGTAAAAGAAGGTCAAAATATTGAGGTTCCAGAGATTGTAGATATTGACTGCGAACATGTAAAACAAGTGTCTACTGCAAAATATGGAGGAAAATTAGATTTTTATAAAGATGGAATTTTGATTGTAAGCGAAGATAATCCACACCAGTATCACACTTTAGAAATACGGGATCACGTGGAAGAAGTAAATGAGGACTTACCATCTCATATGTTGGCAAGCGTAGGATTAAATCAGAGCACACATTGGGCTACGAAAAAAGACTTACCTCTTCTTGAAAAATTAAAAGATAAATTAACCTTTTATATTGTTTTTAAAAAGGCTCGTAAAAACAAAGCATTTAAAATTGTTTTTCATAAAAACAATTATGTTAATGCATTAATTAAAAGACTTAAATGCCCTCTTGGTGGGTCTGTTATAAGAGGATTAGCAGGAATGTTTGATGCAGTACCTGAAGATATTATGAATGGATATCTAAATTCACAAAGTATTTTAGATCACATTTCTTGTGTTGGAGACTGGGTTGAAAAAGGCTCGGTGATGGCTTCTTCGGATGCGGATACACAATATATTCCTCAGAGCAAGGAAGATCTACTGCAAGCAAGCTATTATACATCTATGATTATGCAGGCTTCTCTTATTATTAATATGGTGCAGGGCATATTTAAAAATGACCAAAATGTGAAAGGAATAGACGAAGATGAAGTAGTATCTAAATTTAAAGGAATAAACCAGAAATCAGCCTATGAAGTATGTAAAAGACTGTTTTATCTTGCAAAGACCTCAGAAGTTTCTTTAAATATTTTCCGTGACGCTTATAATAAAGTTTGTTTATCCTCTAACCTGACTGCACAAAAAGGAAGACTTTCAGGAGGAGAATTAGAATATCACATTTTTCGATTTATAACTTTTTATCATTTCACAGAAAGAGGAACCTCCCTTCCTGGCGTGGGTAAAATACAGACTCAAAATGCTACAAGAATAGACTGTCTTGGGTTTTGGGTTAACATAAATAATTTTAATCTTTTAAACCAGTGTTTGGAGCCCGATCAATTTCCTATATTCCTTGATAAAGGATCTTTGATTAATGAACAAAGTATTATTCACTGGTTACCATCAATAGGGGATAAGAATGCACAAACATTATTAGGTATTCCAAAAGAACATTTAGATTTTGATGAAGAAACAAAATCACAAATAAAAGAAATTCTTAATGAAGCTATGGATCAAGCGACAGGTCTCTGGATTCCCTACAATGCCTGTGTTGAAATAAGAGACGATCCTATTTTTAAATATGTTCGTTTTATTGAATATGAAAAAGTAATTGCTATATTTGCTCATGACCATAATGAACGATGCCTTTCTGAAATTTTTATGAAAGACAAGAAAGATTTTAAGTATTGGTTGTTTAATAGTGGAAATATTTTTGATAAAAAAATAGAAGAATCTTCTAAATTAATTTACCTTAAACTCGCTTCGTGCATACGAGATTGGAAAGTACTTATTGAGAGAGATTCTACGATGTCTTACCGAGGCCGCAATGTTATCGAGGGCAGTAGTTCCAGGAAAAAAAGAACTATTTATTTACCTCGCACTCGCTATAGACGAAGAGCAGATGCAGAGCAAACGAGAAAAGAAAGAACGTTTTTTGATGAAAGTAGACAATTTAGCGGAGAACGAAGAGCACACACTCGAAGATTAGTCAGCGGACAAAAAGCTTCCAAGCTCCAATTGCTACTCGCTAAAAACTTAAATTTTCCTGTCCAACCTGGTTATACTTTCGTAAGAGAATCTGTCTGGGGTAAGAAAGGAATGACTAAAAGAGAAATTACTTATCGATCAAAAAGTTTACATGGTCTGTTTTACGCTTCTGACCATGAAATTCAAAAAGCCAAAAAGATAAATGAACTTTCGCCTGCTGGATTCGAAGAACGTTCTGAAAAGTATGTTACTGAACTAGGTTGGGAAGTTATTAAAAGAAGCAACTACGATGGGGGTATCGATATTCGAGCTTTAAAAGAATTTAAAAATGGTGCGATAAAAAAATTAATTGCACAGTGTAAACATTGGAAGAAACCAATTGGTCCTGATGTTCTTCGAGAATTAGTGGGATCCGCTGCGGATGAAAAAAGTGAACACGAAAAAGTTCTTATGGTTATTACCAGCTCCAGGTTTACTCCTGGTGCAACAGATTACGCTGATCGGCATAATATCATCTTAGTTGATGGAAACGATTTATTAAAATGAAGTGGAATAAAAAATTTACCTATCCTAGCTGTGTTAGATCCCTGATCAAGGGGTCCAGACACTATGATATCGATAACCATAAGTTACCGAGTGTTACGACGATTCTTTCGGCCACACAGTCGGAGGAGAAGCGAAAGAGTCTTGCTGCGTGGAAGTCACGACTTGGGCCTCAGGCAGCCGATCGAGTACGGGATGTTGCAGCCATGAGAGGGACGGCGATG